ATAGAAGCACATAAACACCTTGTCAAAAGAGGCGAGGAGAAACTGGAGATAAATATTGAACAACTATGTAGACAATAAGCGCTATCCTTGCGAAGATTGTGGAAGCTCTGATGGTGTGATGTTTGACTCTACCGACAATCACACATATTGCTTCGCATGTGGGACGTATCGTAATGAAGATGCGAAAATATTTACAAAAGTAAAAGGAGTAACTAGTAATGGACCCAATGCCGATACAAATAATAATGGACAACTGGACGTCCTCGATATTCATAAGTATCCTTGTTTTGGTATGCCTAGCAGAAATATTTCGGAAGATGTAGCTAAATACTTTGGTGTTAAGACACATCAATACGATGATAAGCCAGCACATTTCTATCCATATGGAGATGATTGCTACAAGATACGTATACTACCTAAAGAGTTTAGAATGATTGGCAAAGCTAAAAAGCTTTTTGGTCAAGATAAATTTACAGGCGGCAGAATGCTAGTCATTACCGAAGGCGAAATAGATGCACTAACAGTAGCACAAGCTTGCTTAGATTTTAACAAGAGAATATATCCTGTTGTATCTATACCGTCTGCTAACCAGCTACAAGTATTGTTAGAACAACGTGAATGGATTAGACGATTTGAATCTGTTATACTATGGTTTGATAATGACAAAGCTGGTATCAAAGCTATAACTGAAGCTAGTAAAATTATTGGCTTTGATAAAGTAAAAGTAGTATCATCAGACCAGAAAGATGCTAGTGATTTATACATGAAACATGGTGCAAAAGAAGTTACTAACGTAATATGGAATGCACAAAAGTATAATCCAGCTGGCATACTTAGTGGTGAACCTATATGGGATAAGTTTATAGAAAGGCAAAACACTGAGTCAATACCTTATCCTCCTTGCCTAAATGGTCTTAACGAAAAGCTTAAAGGTATGAGGCAAGGTGAAATTACTTTATTTACTAGTGGCACAGGCTCAGGTAAATCTACCGTCATCAAAGAGATTGTATGGCATTTACTTCGTACAACTCAAGTAGATCGTATTGGTCTTATATCTTTGGAAGAAAGCGTAGGTGACACAGCTGAAAAGTTTATTGGTATGCCTCTTAATAAACGTGTTGGTGGTGATATACCTATTACTGCAGAAGAACTACGCATTGGCTTTGAATCTGTGTTTAGTGATGAACGACTTATATTACTAGACCATCAAGGCTCTGTTGATGATAGCTCTTTAATAGATAAGATAGAGTACATGGCTCTTATGGGATGCAAGTATTTATTTCTAGACCATATTACTATTGCAGTATCAGAAGGTAGTGAAGGACTATCAGGTAATGAAGCAGTAGATAAAGTTATGAGTGATTTACTAAAGGTAGTAAAGAAGCATAACGTATGGCTGGGTATTGTAAGCCACCTACGTAAGTCAGGCGGCGGTGCATTCGAAGAAGGCAACATGGCTTCTATCGACGACATCAAAGGCAGCGGTAGTATTAAACAAATATCATTTGATATTATTGCTTTTTCAAGAAACCTAGTAGCTGTAAACGAATCTGATCGTAATAAGATTCAGTTTTCAGTTCTTAAATCTAGGTATACCGGCTTAACAGGACCAGCTGGCAACAGCAAATACAACCAACATACTGGTAGACTAGAGAAAGGAGATGGCTTTGAAATTATCTAAGGACGATGCGATGTACATGAACATTGCTAGAGTTGTAGCTCTTAGATCTCGTGATGAACATTTCAAGGTAGGTGCAGTAATAGCTAGGGGTAATAAGATCCTTAGCTATGGCTGGAATGGTACACCTCATGGTATGGACAACGCTACAAGAGATGCTAATGGTAATACTAAATGGGAATTAGTACATGCAGAAACAAATGCAATAACTAAACTAGCAGCTTCGACTTCTTCTTCTGAAGATGCTACGCTATACTTAACACATTCACCTTGTAAAGACTGCACTAAACTTATATTACAAGCAGGCATAAAGCGAATGATATATGCTGAAATGTATAAATCTAATAAGAACGGTAAACGAGTACCTGAGTTAGAAGCATTAAAGTTTTTATTAGATAATGGTGTGGAGGTGCATGAATGCGAAACATTGAAATAAGAGAAAACACTAATGAAGTTATTAGGTATCCTGAAGATATGTATTGTGTTTACTTCCATCAAGACCCAGAGACTGATGAAGTAATTTACGTAGGTAAAGGTACATTACATCGAGCTTATCAGATTACAAACCGCAGTTATGACCATCATGTGTGGTTACTAGATAAGCTTGATAACTACAAGATACAAGATATTGTTAAGATAAAAGGCGGTCAAATGACCGACAAAGAAGCTACTATTGTAGAAGCTCATGAGATAAAATGTTGCCTAAGAAAGGGATCTGACTTACTTAATGTAGCTCAGAATCCTTTTCGCAAAACAAGGAGAATGAATGCAGAATATAATAGATTATCTGGAGCAGAAGATACTCAGCACGCCTCAAAGGTGGGCAGTGAAGCTAGTACTCGAGCACGAGTTACAGCCGAAACAGCTGGTGTATGATGCATTAACTATACTACAATATCACTTTAGAAAAACGTCTACATCTGAGTCAGCTACGTGTAAACTTACTGCAGCTTCAGTTGCAATAGGCAAAAACGTATTATTAAGACAAGGTGTAGAGCTAGGATTTAGAGCCGACGTAACAGTCGGCGACCTAGTTCTAGAAGGTTTTTATGAATGTGGTTACATAAAAATATTTAGAGCTCCTACTGAAGCGCAAGTTGAATGGGAGAAAAACCCGGTAGGTAAAAAGCCATTTAGCCGGGCACCGTACATGATTGAAACATCAGATAAGTGGTTACAAATAGGATCATTACCGTCTGATGTAGTCAATGAACTAATACAAAATACCTCATTTACTAAAATTAATCGTGTCCATCATTTGTTTCAGGAAAACGGACATCCTGTTATTAAGCATTGGGGATATGATAAGGACCAAGATTTCAAGGATCTGTTAGATCAACCATTTGTTAATGCAATAAACAAGCTGCAACGAACAGCATGGACTATTGATAACGACATCTTGGAAGCAGTAAAGAAAAACAAACGTAAGTTTGTAACTGAAACCTTAAAGGTATCAGATGAGACCGGTAAGAACTACCGTTACTGCATTTTTGGTAACAACGATGAGTTACAAGGCAAAGACTTATACTGGAATAATACCGTCTTTAAACCAGAGTTAGGCAATAAGTCTTTGGAAAAGAAATATTACAGCGAGTTACGACGTTTAACTAACAAGCTACGTAATAAGCCTAACAAAAAGCTATTGGAAAAAGCTCAGGCTAAGTATGATGAAGCTGCTACTCACTGGAATGCTAAGTTAGTATTACTTAAAAACCGTAGTAAGTTTGATGCATACAACATGACTATACAGAAAGCCGAAGCATTAAAGGATAAAGTCTTCTTTCAGTATGTAGATGCAGACTATCGTGGCAGGCTATACTACCGTGAGTCATATTTAAACTATCAAGGTAAAGATATGGAACGTGGTCTACTCAAATTTGCTAATGCAAAACCGATGACTGAAGAGGGTTTATACTATTTTGCTGTACATACGGCTTGTACGTACAACCAATCTTATACTATCGATAACATACCTGACTGGTGTGAAGCTGATTACAAGTCACATCTTGAAGATGAAGGACTTACAGACATATCAGTCGACAAAATGACTATCGATGATAGGGTAAAATGGGTAATTCATAATGAGGATTTCATTAGAAACACCTGGAATAACCGTACTATACACGACAAAGCAGAAAAAGGCGTAAGCTTTCTTGCTTGTTGTAAAGCGTGGTGTGGTTTATGGGATCAAAAAGAGGAAAGTGGCGTGTATTACTTAAGCCTACCTATTCCTATTGATGGTTCTAATAATGGTTGGCAACACCTTGCTGCTATATCTAAGGATAAAAAGGCAGGTGAGCTAGTAGGTTTAGTAAAAACTGATATACCTAAGGACTTTTATGTGCAAACAGCTAAAGCATTGATATCTCGCGTACCTGACTGGTTCGCGCAGAGAGACATGCCTATGAAACACATAAGGAAAGGTATATCGAAACGCGGAGCGATGACTAGAGCGTACTCTGCGGGCCACTTAGCCATAGCTTTGAACATGTATGCTGATTGTTATGCCGAAGGATTCCATAGTAAGTACGATATTACTATGAGTGACTGTACCGACTTGTCATATAACTTAATAAAAGCTATAGATGAGGTGTGTCCAGGTCCACTCGAGACTATGAGTTACCTACAGGCAATAGCAAATCACATAATATCTGACTTGAAAGAGCCAGTTGTCGAATGGACTACGCCTTCCGGCTTCCCAGTACGTTATGAAAACTACGTAATGGAAGACGTAAAGTGGAAAAGCTGGATCTCTGATATGAGGATACAACACGTAGGCAAAGAACATAGGCTAGTGTATGGTAAAAAGATACCTAGTCCTGGTGGCTTTGCATCAGGTATAAGCCCTAACTTCATACATAGTATGGACGCAGCTCATATGGCACTTATTATCCATCATTGGGACGGTGACTTTGCTGCAATTCATGATTCATTTTCTACTCACGCTTGTGATGTAGCTAGCTTATTAAGTTTAACTAAAGAAGTGTTCATTAAAATGTACAATCATAAGGATTTCTATAAGGATATAGCAGAAATGCTATTGCTAGAACCTGAAAACTTTAATTACAACTATAAACTAGGGGAGTTAGATGTAGAAGCTATACAAGATAGCGACTACTTCTTTTCATAATCATGATTAAGATAAAAAACAATGGGCAAATAGGTATAGATGAAGAAGACATTGCTTTCATATATAAATATGGCATTGTGTTTCTTAATGGCAGTGAGATACATTATACTCAAAGCTTTATAAAGAAATACGTAGAGCAAAATGACTTATATCACCTATACCACTCTGATATATGTGGTTAGTTACATATCTATTTGCAATATACGGGAGCCCTTAGCGGCTCTCGTAAGTTTATTTTTAGCTTCACCGACATCTTTCATTGTTTGACGATTGCGCGACTCAAGGTTTAAGCCATTAGGTCCTATAATATTGTCAAACAATCTTAACATTTGATCACCAGTTAGTTCATTTAACGTTCTTCCTTGTGCTCTTGCAGCATTAGGAAGTAATTTATCTGCAGCTTTTGCTGCTCTAGATTTTTTAAACGCTTCGTATTTTCCAACGGCTACTCCTTGTTTTCTAGGAGGGTGCTCCATAGTATCATACAAAGTTTTTATAAGATTACCCGAATCAAAAATAGGAGGTGTTTTTTCAAGATCATGTAATAGAAAGAAAAATCCTCTATATTCATTATCCATACTTATTTCAACCTTAGTATCCCCGATATTTTTGAGCTTGGTTCTAAACCTTTCTATAGCTCCGGGTGTCCAGTCTCCCATAATACTGTCGACATAAGAATACTCGTTGATAACATCCCACCAATTTTTATTAGCAAGATCACGTACTTTTGCTGCTCCATCTAGATCTGTCTTAACAGCATCCATAATAGGTAGCATGTAGTTACGCTTTAACTGCGCAAACGATTTACCAGTAAACATTCTATTCATCCAGGCACCATCTATACCTTGGATAACAGCAGGTATAATTCTACCTCTACCCCAGCCACCGGGCTTACCTTCTCTTATAGCACTACCTGAAGGCATACTTCTATACAACGGTACGTTACCTGCTCTCTTTACATTAGAAGTATCTCCGAATACTACACCAATATTTCCTTCTACATCTTTCATAACAGAGCTTTTAGCACCAATGTAGTTGTCAATACCTATAGCATTCTTAACTTTTATAACCTCATCAGATAACATAGCAACAACATTGTTTGCTCTTAGTAGTTGTCCTACTTGTACGACACCTGGATCTAACTCAGCATCAATAGAGTCTGCTAATATATCGTGTAAGAACTCAACTACCATATCTTCTCTAGACGGTATCAGCATTCCACCTTCTGCATCCATCTTTTGTTGTATCTTTTTATCTAATATAGAAGGTAAATCTGAGTTGCCGTTTATAATGTTTCTTATTGCTACAGACTGAGGACCAGTAAATACTGTTTCATATATAGCAGCATCTAAGTTTTTAAGTAACTGACCATAAGCAAGCGTCATAGGTGGCTTTTTAAGAAAGTTGTCCCTATCTTTTAAAGCTAACTTAAGTATACTAACTAAGTGAGCAGAAGCTGCGTTATTAGGTAAATAGTTTTGAGCATGTTTGTCACCATTCTCTTCCATGAAATACTTCATACCATCTCTAATATCACCAGCAGCTAACTCGTCGTCTGTTTGTGCTCCTTGATACAATTCTTTTATAGGTATAGTATCTAAGTTTTTAGTAGCTCCTTCTCTTCTCAAAACACCAGCTCTAAATGCAGCCTTCATAGATCCTAATTGCATTAGGTTACTAGCTGGTCCATGAGTTTTACCATCTAGTTCTACAGATATATTGCTCTTAAACGTTGTGTTGTTCTTTTGTGCTTTATCAAACTGATATAGCTCATGAGCAGCTTCAATTAAGTTTAAGCCTTCTAGTTCTTCACCAATAGCTTTACTCTTTAATGAATCTCCAATTGTTAGTCTTGGTATATTAGCTAACTCAGGAGGTACAGTAACTCCTTTTTCTGTTAACTTTATTTGTTTTAGCTTTGTTATAGCATCTTGATCTTGTTCAGGCGTTAGTAAACTATCTGCTATACCTTTTCCATCAGCAACAATATTAGCAAAAGCGCCATGGTTAGGGCTGTTCCATTCAGTATCAAATGCAGCAACTCTATTTTCAGGAAGTAACTTATCCGCACCTGGTAAAAAATGTTTTGCCATTAACTCTTTAAACATTACTGTTGCAGGAGTATTAGCATTAGGATTTACAGTAGGAGGTCTAATACCTCCTGTTACAAACCTAATCCACGGAACTAGTTGAGGATTAAATCTTGTTTGTGTAGCATGCATACGACTTTGTAGTTCTTGCACGGCAAAATCTAAATGATTAGCTTTATTACTATAAGTGCCAATAGTGTTTAAACTTTCTATAAACCTAGTAACTTGCTTTTCCATTTCAAATGCAGGATTATAATCAGGATTAGGATCGTCTTGTTGCTTTTTAGCATACTCACCTTTAAATGCTATAAACTTAGCTGGACCTATCTTAAGTAAGTCGCCTAGTTCAGGTGGCCTAGTTCTATCTTTCATACCAGTAAGAACTTGTACGGCTATTTGTATATAAAGCTTTCTTCTAAGAGGATCTACACCATGAGCAACGCTATGCATATTCTCTGCAGCTTCCTCTATCTCTGCCATTTTACGATCTACAACAGAAGTAGTTTTAGTTTTTCTATACTTAGCTCCTTCTCCTAACCCAGATTCAGTAAGTGCTAACTTAGATCTAGGAGCAGATGAAGGTTTTATTTCATAACCAGTAAATATAGCAGGAGAAGCTTTTTCAGCAGCCTCCATAGCAGCAGCACCGGTAGTAGTAAGCTCATATTCTACTGTTCTGTTAAAAGAATCTGATATTCTATTATATAATTCAGGATTAGCAGCATGATACATTTCTTTTGCAAGCGTACCTATTGTTTCAAACTGATCTCCGGTTACACCTTTCATAGTGTACTCATCAGAAGGTCTGCCTTGAGCTATGTTTTGTTCACGTTTCCAAGCTCTATATATTTCTCTACCTAACTGTTGGTTACCTAAACCACGTCTTAATTTACCTTCATCTGTTAGTTTTACTTGATCTGTTTCACGTAAAGTCGCTTCAGTAAAATCATCTGTATTATCTGTTTGCTGATCAGGTTTAGCGTTGTACTGATTTTGATATATAAACCTTTCAGTCATAATAGACATAACTCTAGCAAACAACGGATCTACTTGAGTTACATCATCACCTCTTATTTTACCTGCATTAAATCCTTTAGGATCAAACAGTATACCTTTTGTAGAGTTAACGTTTATTGACTGACCAGAAGCTTCTCCGGCTTCTACAGGAGATAAGCCTGCAGCTATAGGTAGTCCTTGAGCTGGTGATAAGTAAGCTCCTGTAACTGTAGCACCAGATTCTAGCTTATCATAAAGTAGCTGAATGTATTTATTAGATCTCGTAATAGCTTCGCCAAAACCATCATTTTCGTAAGCATCAAACTCTTTAACATCAGGCTCTATTTCACTAATAGGCTTTACTCTTTCAGCTTCTCTTTGTAGCTCAGCCGTTTGAGCAAGTCTAGCAGCATCTTGTTGTGCTATTTGTTGTGCAAACCTATCTCTAGCTGCTGTCTGATCTACTCTACCTTTTTGTTCTTCAGGTAAAACAAAAGGTGCTGGTGTAGGACGTATAGGTTGTGGTTTTACGGCTAAAGTTGCAGGGCCTTCTTGTTGTAAAGACTCTACGGGTGTTTTGTTTCTAAGTCTTTCATCTAAAACAGCCCCCGTAGCTTCTCGTTCTTTTACAAATTCCATTAAACCACTTTGTGGATTTATCCTTGTTGCCATGTTATTCTCCAAAACCCCATTTATAAGCTTGTTTATCTATTTGTTGATAAGCAACTTGTGCTATCGGTGTAACTTTAACTATAGTTTCTGGTGGCTTTTCTCCTGTTATGACATCAGCGGTTATATCACCTATTCTAAGTGCTTTACTTACACCAGCTGATTCACTAGCTATTGTACCAAAGAACCATTCTACATTTGAGCCATATCTTTTGTCATACATTGGGAAAACAAAGTCAATAACTCTTTCACTTGTACCTAGTAGTCCACTAGCTCCTACCCCTCTTCTAATATACTCCATACCTTTAAAGTAAGGTGTAGTTTCTCCGTACTTTAATAAATCTTTTAGGTGTTGAGATACAAATCCTAATAGTATCATTGTAGATACTGTAGCAAATATGTTGTATTTCATTGCTGGAGTACCACGTTTAGCTAACTGAGTATACATTTTAGGTATATGGTTAGCAGTAAACGTAGCTATAAAACCTTGAAACTGTGTAAACAAAGCAAACCTTGGATCTTGAAATATCAAAGGTCTGTTTGCAGACTGTGGTAATGCAACAGCTTCATTTATAAAGTTAAATGTAGCATCATTAATCATTCTTTCCCACTGCTGTCTTACATCTTGATTAGGTAATACTGTTTGCTCGTCTCTAACAAAACCAGTATGGTATCTAAGTAAAAACTGTGTGTCTAATCCTAAGTTTCTTAGCCCCTCTTCTGCTTCTCGAGACTCGTTAGTTGTTATATCTGCTTGTCTTGCAGCTACCATTATAGCTACCTTATCACTAATGTAATCTAAAGCTATAGCAGCTCTTGCAGCACGTGCAGCGTTAGTCCATTGTTGTAATAAGATAGTCTTAAAGTACATATCAAGTATTCTTTGGTGCCATCTACCTGTTTCACTAACACCTGTTGTATGAGCAGCACCAACTTCCCAATCAAAGAAACCTAGCTTCTTTAATATAGCATGACCAAACCTACCTCTTTTATGTGGTGCTGGTTGGTTAGCTATAGTACCATACAATCTATTAGCAGTATTTCCAAACTCATCTGCAAACGATCTAGCTATAGAGTTAATACTACCTTTCTCACCAAAAATTTGTTTTTGTGTTAGCCCAACACTAGTTAAACCTAGCTCAACAAAATTAGATAGTGTAGCTAGTGGCAAACCAGTAATAGTAGTTACAAATAATATGTTCTTTTGTGCATGCCTAAGTATAGGTGGTATGTTTCTCTTGTAGTTACCTGACTCAGCATCAAAGTAGTTTTTAAGATCAAACGCAAGTTTATTAACTCTAGCTCTTGCTTCATCAACAGTATACTTACCAGACTCTATAAGCTCTTCTTCTATTTTATTTAATCTATAATTAAGCTTAGCATTGTTACTACCTACATACTCTTCTAATACTGTATATCTTACAGCAGACTTAGCAGCATTAGATACGTTAGTAAATATATCTCTTTCCATAAACTGCTTAAACTCTGCTCTATCAGAAAGGTTTAATGTTCTACCTCTATGCGACTGTGGTCTAAACGTAGATCTGTCAGTAACAGAAAACCCACCATCAAGTGTAAAGTTAGAAGGAACATCAGCTCCATCTATTTGTAGTATTTGATCTGTAAGTTCTTTAGCTGCTTGTGGTGTAAGTACTTGTTGACCTTCGTCATTAATAATGTTAGTAAGTGCTAATTCAAACTCAGCTCTATTGTTTTCTATAGCTAGTTTATCTAATGACTTATACCTAGATAAATAATCATTTACATAACCTAGTTCAGGATTATGAACTGCTTGCATGTTATGTAGTCTGTCACCTGTTTCTATAAGTTTATTATGAAAATTTCTAAAAGCATTAGCAAAAGGTTGTAAGTTTTCAGGTAAGTCTATATCCCAGTTTATATCTCTATTTTCTCTGGCTGCTCTAGATCTTGCAGCTTCAAATACTTCATAGTATTGCTCACTAAATTCTAATCTAGATTTACGTTTATCAGTTCTACCAAACGCAGCAAGTAAATCTGACACATCTCCTAGTCTGTATTTAATCTCAGAAATTAAGTTATGTTTTCTGTTTTCATATGTTTCACCAGAAACAGATCGTTGTAAGTTAGATCCTACAGATTCACCTAGTATTCTAGCAGTTACAGAGTCTTGTTGTATACCACCTTGGTTATCAAACATAAATCTAGTCATACCTCGCCATAAACCAGGTATACCTTTCCACCAGTCTTTAGCAATTTGACCTACAGCTCTGTCTTGTTTAGCCGCTACGTGTGCATCAGCTCTATCGTTAAGATCTACGCCACCTAGCTCTGCTAACTCAGATTCTGCTTGTTGTCTTTCTCTTCTGTTTAATCGTCTATTTGATAATCTTTGTTGTAGTGCTTCTACTCTTTGATTAATATTATCTGTAGCAGCTTTTACTCTTGCATTTTCTTGTTGTACATTATACTGTTGACCATTAGCCTCTATATCTTGTTGTGCTAATCTACCCATATCAGACGTTTGTCGACCTGTATCTGGCCCAGTTCTGTATGCTACATCTACCCATGCACCATAATCGTATACACCACCTGGTATTGATATAGCACCACCAAGAGATGTACCAGCAATAGTAGCATCTATAAGTCTATCTTTAAACTCATTAGCATCCCAGTCTCTAAAACCATTAGCAGTATGTGCAGCAGTATAACCAATAGCTTCTTGTAAAGCTTCTGTTATACCTTCACCAGCACCTGCTTTAGCAATACGAGTTAATTGATTTCTAGCCACGTTTCTAGCAGTAATTTGATTCTTAGCAAATCTTGCAGCATCATCAGCGTATTTAGCTACTTCTTGTCTTGATAATGTTAGCAACGCTTTTCTAGCATCTTCTTCGCTAGTAATAGTTCTACCAAATAAAGCTCTATTTCTAGCTTGCATCGCTCTACCTGCTACGTCATCAGCATTATTTGTCATGGCTGTAATAGCTTGTTGTCTGCCTTCTTTAGTTAACAATGCAGCTGGATTCAAAAACCTAAGACCTAATCTATCTAATACAGATTGCGATACACCACCGGCTACAGCTAAGTAAGCATTTTTATTATCACCTTCTTGGTCGTTCCATATTGTACCTGTATATAAAGCAACAGGAGATAACACAGCACCTGTGGCTGCAACACCTAACGCACTAGCCCCTACATAAGGAGCAGCAACTGCACCAGTTATAGTAGCTGCCATATAAGGTAAAGATATAGCACCGTTGTTAGCAACATATTGCAAGAATCCTTCTTTACCAAAGAACCCATCAATATCTTTATAACTAGTAACTACTTCAGGATTCTTTTGTAGCTTTTCTCTAGCTCTATATATACCAGCTTCACCTACGTTTTTAGCCCAGTCCCAACCAGAAGTTTCTCCTATAAGCTCGACAGCACCATATAATCCTTCTATAGCGCCAGTAAGACCTATATCCCAAGCTGTAGAAAAAGGACTCATAGCTTTGTTTTCAAAATCTCTCGATCGATCTCTAAACATAACGTTATTAGAAGCGTATAGGCCACCAGTATATGCAAGCTGTGTTTCATCTATAGCTTTTTGTCTAAATCTTTGCTCATACTTTGTTTCATCAGCTATAGCTTCTGCAATAACGTTTCTTGCTAAGTCGTAGTTTTCTCCTAGACCGTCAGTGCCTAGTGCTTGAGCTGCTTTATAGGATCTTATTGCACCTTCAGAAGAATATCTAGTAGGATTTAATACACCAGTTCTTACTAACGTTTGTTCCCAACTTCTACCTTTGTCATCCTGTAAATCTATTAGCTCACGACCATTAGGATCAAACTTACCTGTACGAAATACGTTAGTAAAACCTTCTTTCTTTGCTAACTGCATTAGCGCTTCATTAGCTTTTTCAGATCCTGCAGTTCCTAATGCAACGTTATCAGCACCAAATACTTTTGTAACTTCCGGCGCATCTATGCCTTTCATTCTAAACTTTAATGGATTACCATATTGATCTACTTCACTAGTAGAAGCCAGAGTATCTCCGTCAATAAAAGCATAATCGTCATTAAGATCTTTACCTAATAACCTTTCTGCTACTCTATCAGCTGATATTGCCATTAATCCACCATTGTGCTAAGTACATTGTTTATAGATGCTTTAGACCATTCCATAAAACCAGTTGTTGTTTTAGAAGCCTTCTTATTCCATTGAGCTTGTTGCTCATCAGTTAAAGTATTCCATTGACTTACTAGCTCTTGAAAAGCTCCTATAGCTACTTCTTGATTTGGTATTCCAGATAGCTCAGGCTTAGTAATTCTTAACCATCTAACTGCGTTATCTCGTAACCTTGTAAACTCTTTAGCGTCAACAGGCTTACCAAAACCTCTAGCTTTTTCTTGCTCTGTATCAGGCTCTAATCTAAATAGTCTATCTGCTTCTGTACCATCTAAAATAGTTTCTCTAATTTTAAGAGAATCTAAATAGCCAACAATACTAGTAGCTTTGTATCCTCTACCTGCATCTTCTACCATATCTCTGTAAGCTAACTCAATTAACTGAGGCATTCTAGGTAGTTCTACTTTATTATCTAATGCCCAAGATGCTACAGCTCCAGCATCTGTTGCAGGAATTACATCGTCTACATACGTTTTCTTTCCTTTATCTATACTTAAAAGACTAACTTTTTCTCTAACAGAAGTCATAACATCTGCAAAAGTTTTTGTGTATGAGTCTAAAGCATCTCTATGTTTAGGGCTGTTTTTATTATATATAGGATCTAAGTCATAGTCAAGAGGGTTATGCTCGTTACCAAACTTATCTAAAAATACTCTAGGAGCGTTATCTCCTGCACCAGCTTTATACTCCATAACTTGTATTTTAAAGTCTTTGCCGTTTTTATTACCATAGAAAGTAGTAGCATTTCCTGTAGATATGAGCTGTCTAGGTAACGGAATTAAATCTGTTATGTTACCACTCTTTGCATACTTAGCTAGTGACTTAGCAGTATAAGCTTTAGCTGCACCCGCGCTTGTTGCAAACTTTACAGCAGCCTTTTCTTTAGCATCAACTCTTTGTAAGTAGTTTTTAACAGAAAAACTTAAACTACCACCATGACTATAGCCCATTAATCTAGAACCAAGATACATTACAGCCATACGCTTTAGTTCATCAGTGTCAAACAAGCTACCAAACAAACCTTTTAGAAAACTAGTTGTTTTATTTTGTTCTGCAGCAGGAGCATTAGACCCTGTGTTCTTAACAGTATCAGGATCAGCATTATTACCTGGCTGATCTGGCCCAGGCCCTGTTTGATTTTTGTTTTGTTTCTCTATTTCTGTAGCAACTCTTTGTTTTTGATCGTAGCCTTTCTCAATAGGCTCTAGCTTTTCCATCTTTGCTAAATCTGCTTGTGCCTTTTCTTCTTGTTTACCTGTAAGACCTCTTTCGTTTTTAAACTCTTTAGGGCTAACTAAATATTTACCAGCTCTTCTAGCAAAATCATCAATAGCTTGAATCTCTTTACCAAGACCTTCAGATCTTTTTATTTCGTCATCACTTAAAAACTGTGGTGCATTTTGTTTATTAATATCTGCTTGCATACTATCAACAAGTCTATCTAGTTCTGGAGGATTAAAGTTTTCCATAGCTCTTCGATCAAGTTCTTGTTGACTTGTTGGTCTGTCTGTACCTTCGTATAGATCATATCGTTGACGCGTTTGACCTCTCTTTTGCTCATCTGGTACAGTTGCAACACCTGGTATATCAGCAATCTCTGAAACTTTAGGTATAACTTGACTAGGAGGCGCTTTAGTTACAGGCACTCTTAACCTACTACCAACAAAATCTTTAAATACTTGCGAGTCTGCCCCTAATCCACCCATATCATTATCTTGCATTGCATCTAAATATTCAGGTGTTAACGCTACACGCTTACCATCAACTACTCCTGTAGGTATCGGTACGCCAGCTGGTTTATTTATGTCTAACATTGGGTTTACACCAGGTATTTGTCTTGTATCTAGCGTAACATTTCTGTTAGGCATAACCCCTTTGTTTATATTTAAGTTTCTAAGGAAGTTAGTATACTCATTAGATGGCTGTCTATTACCCATAACTCTAGCAATTCTACCAGAACTTGGCCCTGCAATCGGCTCCATAGAGGACATGTCCCTTGGCGGTATACCTATATTCATAGAAGGTACTGAAGACGCGTCAGCGGCCACCTGTGTAGGGCTAGCAGACGTATCTGGTTGAAGTTTTGCCACAGTAACACCAGGTATTTTATCTTTAGCTCTACTATCATAGTAATTTGAGATACTAGCAAAAGTCATTTTGCCATCATCGCCTGCCCAAACTTTATTTCGTTCATAGCTGTCACTACCTTTAGCAAAAACCTCTTGATTTAAGTCTCCTTTGTTATCACCACTTCTAAATTTTTCAAAATATTTACCAGGAGCTGCTTGCATAATTCCTAAATGCGCATCTCCACCATACTTCCATCTGTCTAAGTATGTTTCATACAGTTTTAATTGATCAGTGGGACTCATACTTGCAACATCGGATGTAGTAAAGTCTTTATCTATCTTACCCTGATCTTTTAAATCGTTTATAGCAGTATCAGTAAACTGAAATAAACCAGTAGCACTGCTTTCTTTGTTCTTAACAGTAGGGTCAAAGCTACTTTCTCCATCTATAATGTTATATAGCTTATCTTTAGTAAACTCTGATCCTTCGTACTTGTCTAGCATTTTATTAAGCTGAGTTTGGAATGCTTCATCTTCATCTAATAAGCCACGAGATAGTACTTCTGTACCTGTTTGTGCGTACATAGCTTTGTTTTGATTTTGTTTTTGCCTACCTATATCGTTCATCTTTTTTATTGTAGGACCAAACATTTCTGTGGCTTCTTTGTTTACTACAAACTCACCGGGTGTAAGCCAAGCTGGCACGGTATCTGTACCTTTAGGTTCGCCTGGATGGTCATACATAGGAATTGATTGCATAGCAGGTACATTAGCTTGCGGTACGTCAAATTCAAAAGACATCATATTCCCATGTCGGTCTTTTCTTGTAAACTTTTTAAGCTGCATTATTGTTTTCCTCCAAAAGCTCCACCTTCATCAAATACACTTTGTGTAGGTTGACTGTAGTCAGGTATATCATTCATAGCTTGCGTACCAAGATCCAATGGAGCTCCTGTAAAATTTCCTGAGCTGTCAAATCCTGTATAGGCTTCATTATAATTATCAAACATATCCACACCTTCACCCATAGGAACTTCAAATGCTAGCTTTTGTGTATTTAATCTATTTAACTCTATATCTCTTAGCTGATCACCAGTTGTTACACCTGGCTTTATACCTAACATAAGCTTTTCTTGTGTATCAGAATAACCGGGAGCTATTTTACTTAGTGGGTATGTATAATCTCCGGCACCTTCAAAGTTATTTGTGCTTGGATTATATACAAAACCTTCAGTATCATTTAAATAATTTTGTATATCTTGCTCCGTTAAAACTTTACCCTTGGTAAAATAATCGGGTTCGGATAACATGGGAGGTCCTTCGCTACGGTCCATTATAGAACTACCATACATAGCAGGATCTATTACTGGTACATCATAGCTTTGATTAAAAGCAGCAGAATCAAAAGTATTGCCTAACGCTACTTCATTACCACCCGTTACTGGAGCTGAGTAGTCTGTTCTTGGTACTATTTTATTTAACGGAGTAACTGGAATATCAAAATAATCACTATCAAAATCTATACCTGTTGATCCTCCTAATGAAGAACTGCCTCTAAAACCTACTGCCATATCAACGTCCTCTAAAATTATTAAACATATTCTTTATGCCGGTCATCATATTTCTAGAAGGGTCTTTAGATATTTCGTACTCTAACGTTAAGCTTCCGCTACCCTTACCCATATCAGGTTTAATACTATATCCTGCGCCTAATGGCATTTTACCTGATCGCAAAAAGTTTTGAAACACACTATCAACAGAAGTAGGTGACATACCCATATTACCAAACATTAGTTCTTCACCAGACTTTGGCATTACAAAAGCTCCTTCATTATATTTTCTAGCTAACTCTGGATCTATCTTTTGCTGTACGGCTTCAGGTAGTTTAGAAAACCCTTTATATTTTTTAGGTACACCATTAGTTACTTCTCCACCTGGTGCTAAAGCTAATGGTCCTGCATAACCACCTCTTGCAAAGAATAAACTTTTTAAGAACGGTGCTAGCATTTCACCTACAACTTCTCCACCTATTGCACCCATAGGTCCCATCATTGCACCACCTGCAGCAGAAAGCGCTTTCTTTGCTCCTTCTTTTCCTACTTGTCCTAATGCATAATCTATAGCTTTAGTTTCTGCTATATCAGTAGCCATACCTAGTGGTGATTGTTTACGTTGAAGCATAGGTACTTGTGGGTCTTCTCTTCTTGCTTGCATAGGAGCCATACCTATCATAGGTTGTGCTAGACTTATCATTTGCCGCCTCCTGTTTGTGTAGTAGTAGTTGATCGAGGCACTGCTTGTGATCCTAAATAGCCAAAGTATCTAGTAGCCATAGTATCATCAGCATCTAATAGCTGTTGTTTGTAAGCTTGCTGTACGCTACCTACGTCTCCTAACAAGTCTGACCCACCCAAGGCGGTTTGCTGTCTGTCTTTTGCAAACTCTAAAGATCTATCAGCTAATGCTTGATTCATAGCAGCCTGAGATCTAGCAGAACCTAGCATACCACCAGTAGCTGCTTGTCCCATACTACTACCTAATATACCTTTTAAGTCTGCTTCTCTAGCTGCAGCAGTATCAAAAATACCTGTACCTGCCATCATATCTTGAGCAAAACCTTTTTGTGCAGTAAGCGCATCTTTTTGCTCTTGAGTAAGATCTGCTACAACAGATTCAGGGCCTTTTAATCTATCAGCCTCATACATATCAGTAACGTCTGATAAAACTCTTTCTACGTATGGCGCAAATTGATCAGCTATCCCTGAGTTTGCTACCTGAGTAGTAGTGCCTCCGCCTCCACTTCCCATATTAATCTCCTATTTTTCCTCTAACAGAAATATATAAATTACCATTAAAACGTTTTTTTAAAAATTTACCATAACGTAAAGCATCGTCATATGGTTGTACTGAGTCTGCTCGCCAGTACTTACCACCATGTTCTTTAGTATGGTCTATCATATGAGTAAATAACTCATGTACTACTTTACCATTTAACCTATAGTTTTTATCTACAATACAATCATTAACATCCATAACTGCTTTGTTGTTATAGTAGTTTACGTATGTTGATGCAGCTAAAAACCCTTTTAAATCGTTATCATAATATCCTAGTACTAAAGCATTAGGATCTTTTTTACTTTGCTTATCTACTAAATTACAAAAGAAACGTATCCAGGTATTTTGGTTACGCTCAATACCTTTATAGTCATTTTGTTCATTAGATTTATTCATTAATAATATGGCTTCCAAAACATCATTTTGGCCTATAGCTCTTATCATTTTTCGTCTATCCTTTCCTTAAGGTCTGCAAGACTACTGGCAGCTCTAATGTCTGCCAATAGCTTTAAATGTTCTTCTTGCCTTTCGTTAAGTGCTCTAATTAACTCTAATAATGTAAAGTCTAAGTTAGCATCTCCTGTGCTAGGAGGATTACTAATACTCATTAGCGCTTACCTCCTTTCTTAACATCTAGTTGTAAACCAGATACGTTCCAAGCTTTGTTATTAGCAGCTGTGTTAGCATTTGATGCTTGTGCATCATCGATTCTATAATTAATTAATCGACCAAATACTCGCATATCTGATTTATAATTACTAGCAACACCAAAATCGTTAATAACAAGCTTATTAGCTTTAGCATTACTTTGAGTATTATCTTCTGCTACAGTTAAGTACGATAGCTGACCTGGGTTATTAGTAGCTCTAGCTCTTATACGTAATGTAGCTCTTACAGGCTCACCACCTACAGTTTCAATACTACCACCATCAGCCCATAGTGCCATGCTGTTTACTTGCTCAGTATCAAATGTAGGACTAATAGATAGCTCTATTCTTTCAAAGTAAGATACATAATTAGTGCCAGCAAAAGTAAATCCTAAATCTGCAACGCGTATCCTATTAGTAATATCACCATTAGAAGCAGTTTCAGATTGTAAAAGTATAGGATATATTTTAGTGGCATTTATTTTAGTTGACTCCCATGGTCTTATAATATCAAAAGTTGTACTTATACTTGTACCACTTGTACTAAACGTAGGAGCAGAATCAGAAACAGCAGTACCTTCTGCAGCATTAGTAAGATTTGTAGTTGTTGGTGCTACTCTACTAGCTACAACCTCTGTTACTGGCGCAAAAGCTGTAATAAAATTAGCAGTAGAACTAAATTGACTAGGACTAATAACTATGTTAGTAGGACTACTAGAACTGTCAGGTGTTAAAGATAATAACGCGTTGTTAGTTAAAGCAGTTAATATATCTAATAGTGCCTGCTGCATAGCCTGTACACCACCATTAGGTTTAGCAAGTTCTGTACTATTTTGAGTTGCATCAGTGTTATAATAAGCAGCTAAGTAAGCTGAATTACTACTATGACTTGTTTCACCATAATCATTATCATTTGCTGCTTTTGTAAATGAAGGATCTAAGAGTCGTCCAGGCCCTTCACCATAATGCTTATCAAATAGCACGCTACTGCCGCTAGCAGTATTTGCACTAAGAGTAACGCGGGTCCCTCTAGCATAGGCAATATCTACCCCTTCTGTTGTGGCTATATCACTACCTGTAGAATTAGTTATTAGTCCAGTTAGTAATGTACCTGTTCTTGAAGCACCTTCAGTAATAGTATATGCAAAGTTACCAGATATAGCTTTTCTACTTGTAGCTAAAAATGTTAGTACAGCATTATTTCTTGTGACTGTAAAATGTGTAGTATCTGTATGTGCTGCTTGTAAAGCTGTAGCAATTTGTATAGCAGTTACTTCAGCTGTAGTTTGTGATCCATCAGGATCAAAAGCAGGATAAGCAGACAAATCATTAAAGTTAACTGTTATAGCATTACCTAAAGGTGGTGTTAATGTAACAGTATCTGTAGTGCTTGCAGCGGCCACACCAGCGCGCGTTTGAGCTGCTGTGAACGTACTATTACTAAAGCCTGCCGGTAATGACCCAGCGCATGTTAGAGCCACACTAAAGTTGTTTGAGATTATACCTACGCTTGTAGATGTAGCTGTAACTAAACCAGTAGCTGTAGCTGTTGTAAACCCTGAACCTGAAGTTATAAGTCCCGCAACTTCAGTAACAATATTAGCTCTTGTAAACTGTCCATCTAATACCTTACTTTGTGTACTGCCATCTGGAAACGTCACAGTAAGTGTTATAACTTTCTGACTGTTATCTACTCCAGCAGTACTAACTGTTACACTACTATTTAAGTTACCACCAAAATCTGTTTCAGAATAGTTTGTACCACCGGAGGATGTTAAGAACGTAACTGTTATAGGATTATGATTTGCTCCTATCCTAGAGGTAAGTCTAACGTTATTACCACTAGCTGAAACACTATAAATAGAACTACTGTTTCCATTAAATTGACTCAATGCTTGTAATTTAGTTATTATGTCGTCTCTTATATCTGCTGCCGCAGTTTTGTTTTTAGCTAATATGATTGTTTGATCTATAGCTGCATGTATACCTGAAGCTTCAGAAGACTGTAGCCTCATAGATATAGCAGGACTTATGTTAGCAGCAACACCATACACACCTACACCAGTAGTTGTAACGTTAGTTGTAAGGTTACTTGTAGAACCACCACTTATAGCAAATGTACTAGTATTAAATGTTCTTGGTCCTGGTACGTCTGAAGTTAGGGTTAACACGTTTGTGCTAGCTGTTGCAGTAAAATCTGATAACGCGTTGTTACCATTAATGTAGTCTCTTATAGCAGCAACAAATGTAGTCATGTTAATAGTTGCGCCATTATTGTGATTATTACCTAGTATAACAACAGCTGGAAAACTAACATCACCTATACCATGTGAAGCGCTACCTTTTATAACAGCACTAGCTCCACCATCAAGGTGATTGCTTTGAGTTCTATCATATGTAAAAGTAGCAGATGAAGGAAAAGTTAATGTAGTTATTTGATTAACAACATTAGGTCCTGTATCTCCTGTTATTGCAAGGTCTATAACTTCTCTTATGTTTGTTTGAAACGTAGTAAAAGAAGCTACAGCTATAGTCTTTTTAGCTTTAGTACCTACAGTACGTCTAGGCGTTTTACCGTTTATTGTTACTGCAACACTTTCTTTTTTACCTCTGTTAGTGTAGCCAAAAGAACCACTGTTGCCAGTTAGCGCAACGGTAGCAGAAGGTACTCCACCACCTTTTACAGGTCCCATATCCCCTGACATAACACCGTTTAAGTCTCTTATAGTCCATGTATTATCTCTATAGTTCCATATTAATACTTCATCCAGTTCACCAGCAAGTGAATCTAGTGTAGGATAACAAACCCATATTTCATTTTCCAAATGATTTTGCATTAGCATCAATTGGTTTTCGTGTATCGGGTTTAAGTTATCAAAGAAGTATGTTTGTACTCTACCACCTGATAATGTTTGTATGTTAGATGGGTTACCTTGAAATACGTATATATCATTACGTCCTACTACAAAGTGCTTACCATCATATTCTTTTACCGCTCCTTTTGTAAGAGCACCATACTCATCAGTAACAGGTGCAAAACTAACAGGCACATTTACGTTACCTGTAAGACGCATAGCGTGTATAGAGTCTGTAGCATATATGTACATGTTACCTTGTAATGGCTTCATGTCTTGTATTTGACTTGTTTCAGATAATGTAAACTCGTCAGCAGTACTAGCACCAGCTTCAAAAGGATTCCAGTTAATAGGTAATGCACCCGGCGCAGCAACATCAGAGGTTCTAACAACACCTGATAGTCTACGTATTGTATTACCACTTGTATCTATTTCAGTTAAATCACCTGCAACAAGTAAGTTACCAAACGCTTCTAGTACACCACATCGTACATTTACAGGATTACGTGAGTTAACATTAACTGTTACTGTATTGCCATTACTTAAATTACCTATTACAATAACAGTAGTATTAGTAGATGCGTCTGTGTATATTTGAAAGTTGTCACCAGTTACAGATGGTGTAGATCCTGGCAAAGCTCCTGGTACAAAGTTAGTACCATTTACTGTACCACTACCAGCCGGACTACCTGTCTGTGCATTCTTTGTAGTCGTCCCTGTTACACTAATGCTATTAGCTGCAAAGTCTACTTTCTGTCCTAAATCAAATACATTACTATCTCCTGTAGAAAATGTATCTGAGTGAGTTGTTTGTGCTACGTTATAACTATCCCAACCAGGTAGCTCAGCTAATACTATGTTATTAATGTTTGTATTACCTGGCGTATCCTTTATATAATGTGGCTTTTCTATCCCATTGTTTATAATAAACGTAAAACCACCATTGAATAACGTATGCATCCATCCATCAGTGCTAAATGTAAAACCATTACCACTGTTTAAAGTAGAGGGAGTTATGTCTCTTTTATTTCCTAAATGATCCTGTATGTAAACCTTTTGGCCTACAATAATGTTGTTGTTAAGTAAGTCTACTACAAATATATAATAGCAGCCAGTAGGTTGCAGGTTCGGATCTTGCCACACAGCAAAGTATCTAACCTTACCATGTGACAATGAACCTGTTAACTCATCTGCAATATTATTGAGTAGCAGCTCTCCTTCCATTTTTCTTATGGCACCATCTTTAAATCTAACATTACGTACGTCAGTAAATATATTAGGTGCTAAAGCGATAGGCGGAGTATCTTTAACAACACCTTTACTGGCTATATCGACAATGTTTAGATCTTCTGCCATAGTTATCTCCTATTAAGCGCATTCGCGAATCCCAGTCTGCGGATCCACAAAGCACGCTTCGACTTTATCTTCTTCTTGAATTGATTGAATCTCAGCCGTATCTTTCTTTTCCTCTTCCACGGTCGTAAGTACTCCGTATCGTTTACCACTGAGTCGGAACGTTGTACATCCTTTCGCCCCACCCTTCCAGGCATCCACGTAAACTTGCTTAAACTCCTCGTACCCAACATCGTCTCCTACATTACAAGTTTTAGAACAAGCACTATCTACATAATGCTGAGCTAATAGTAAAACAGATAAGTGCTCTTGTACTGTTGTTTCGTTAGCTGTTTTACCTTCTACGCCTTTAGCGTATGCATAATCTTCTACACGTTCAACTTTAGGTCCTTCGAATGTTTGTATTGTTCTATCGTAGTAGTGGCTAAATACCGGCTCAATCCCTCCTGACACATTGTCAGCGACCAAGCTAATAGTGCCAGTAGGAGCGATAGAAGTAAGGTGCGAGTTTCTAATCCCATGTTCTCTTATCAACTTCTTTACTGATTGTGGTAAACTTCTTATAAAGTTTGACTTTAAATATTCCTCTCTGTATAAAGGGAAAGGTCCTTTTTCTTTAGCTAATAATGCAGAAGCTTTATAGCAGTTATCTCTAAGGCAAGCAAATACTTTTTCTGCCCATGCCATAAATCCTTCGGACGCATAGGGTAACCCAAGCATTTCGCCTGCGTTAGCGAGACCGGTCACGCCTAACCCCATACGCCTCTTATCCTTTGCTTCATCAGATTGTTGCTTTAATGGATATATAGTTCTATCGATAACATTATCCATAGCTCTTACAACATTAGGTATATCCTTTTTAAACTGATCAAAGTCAAACATATTTATTTCACTTTCAACAACATACTTTGTTAAGTTAAAGCTACCTAACAAGCAAGCTCCATATGGTGGCAAAGGTTGTTCACCACAAGGATTTGTTGCTACTATTTCTTCACAATAGTGTAGGTTATTCATTTCAGCTATACGATCTACAAACAACACACCAGGCTCTGCCCAGTCCCATGTAGATTCCATAATCTGATCCCATAGCTTTTTAGCGCATATGGTTTTATATACTTTATGCTCAAACACTAAATCAAAAGAATTATCGTTAGGGTTAGTAAGAGCTTCCATAAACTTATCAGTTATACCTACACTAATATTAAAACCAGTAAGACGATCAGAATTACGTTTAGCACTAACGAATTCCTCAATGTCCGGATGGTCGACCCTGAGGACACCCATCTGCGCCCCGCGTCTGTGTCCCGAACTAGCGATGGTCTGACAGATAGAATCAAAGATGCCCATAAAGGATACTGGACCACTAGCTTGGCTATCGAGCGATTTAATCTTATCGCCTCTGGGCCTGATCTTTGAGAAGTCGTAGCCAATCCCACCACCTCTGCGCATTGTTTCAGCTGCTTCACTTGCTTTCTCCATTATTGTATTCATACTATCTTCTATAGTTCCTGATACAAAGCAGTTGTAAGCTGTAGTTATTCGACTGCTTCCTATTGCAGACTGTACTCTACCAGCAGGTAAGAACCTCATATTGCCTAATATATCTTTTAGATTATCTTTATGCCCTTTATCATCTGCTAAAGTTCTGGCTATTCTAGAAACCTTTTCATCAAATGTTTCGTCAGTCTGGCAGTATTTCATCTTATCTATTTCTATAGATATTGGCTTTGTAGGTCCTTGATACGGCTGCATTTTTATCTCCTAATAGTATATTATTTATCTCTAATAGGAGACACTACTTCTTCTTCTTTTTACTACGCTGTGCAGTTGCCATTGCTGCAGCTGTAGGTGCACCTTTTGCACCTTTCTTACGCATCTTTTCACCACGCTTACGCTTAGCATGTATATTAGCCCATAATCCTTTTTTCATTTAGTTAATCCTTTTTGTTTTTCATATGTACGTAAACCACCTATACCTAACATGCCACCTAATATAGGTAACAATGTACCCATATCAAACTCAGGTAAATCAGGTAATGCTATACTAAATGTAGCTAATATAAACACTAACAAAGGTTGTAATATAAAATGATATGCAAAAGCTAATCCACATACCCATCCTATAAAAGGACGCCAACCACCTTTAAAAAACGATCCGCTAGCTGCTTCAGCTTTGTTAACTTCTATTTGTGATATAGCTAACTCTTGTGCATGCTTTGCGCCCATTGTAGCTATCTCATGTGCTAATGCTGCTTTCTGATCTTTATCTTCTATAAACTTATCTAACAACCCAGTTACAGGTCCTATTAAATTATTTAATACCATATTACTTTCTCTTAAAACTATCGTTTAATGAATCAACTACGCTATCTATATTAGGCTCTTTTCCGTTAGGATCATACTTGCATCTGTATTCTGTAGGACACTGACCCTCAACAACTAATGTATACGTATCATTAGCACCTTTGTATAAACAAACTTGCTGTCCATTTTTAGCTTGCTTTCTCTTATATCTACGACAGGTAATGTATTTAGGATCTTCTCGTATACCTAAACGTTTTTCTTGTTCCCATGTCCAGTCACTAAACTTTTTAAGAAAGCAAGTAAAACACTGTTTAATGTTATCTGATTGTGCTATGTATATAACCTTACCGTTGGTGCAAAGCCACTCAAAAGTTTCTTGTCCACCTTGTTTACGTACACATTTATCTCTAGTTCGATATCCACCATCCTCTGTCGACCCCCACAAGGGTAGTAGTAAACAGCACCAAAGCACAAATACCAACAATAATAACCACTGTAAGCGCGACATATCCAATAACCTTTTCTCTAAATATTTTTTTATCGTAAATTTCTTTTTGTCTGCGTTTACGTATCTGTCCTTCCATTCTTAATAAGTCGTCCCAAGCTGCCGTACCATGCGTAAACTTTATAAACTGCTGTAGTTCGTAGCGTTGTTCTTCTAATTTCTTTTTAGCTGTAAAAGCTTCTATTGCTTCTTGTTCTATGGATCCACCACCTAATACTTTACGAAACATTGTAGGATTCTTAGCAGCCTTATGTGCTGCATCTACATCTGATACTGCACCCATCCATCTAGACAGATCTTGACTCATAGCTTCTAAATCACGACCTGCCGCAAAGGCTCTTTTAATTCCATTAAATGCTGTACTTGCTACGCCTATTGCTGCGCTAATCGTTACTGGATCCATGCTTGTTTTCCTTTAGGTTTCTTCCCATACAAAACGGGTTTTATCCAAGCAGCCAACTTCTAATACTGTAGACTTAGGTCTTCCTAAAGTTTCAAAGTGATCTATTAAACTCATGTTAATAGCTTCAGCATTGAGATGTAAATACGCTTCGCATTTTGCTTTATCTTTAAACTGTATAGGTTTAAATTCTTGCGTAATAATTACATCTCCAAAGTTTATAACTGCATAAATAATAAATACTGCTATTGACTCCATCTCGGTCCTTTCTTATTGCATTATTTGTGTGAATATACTTATTGTAAATGCGACATAACCACCTATTAAAGCGATTAATATCATTTCTAATCTATGTAAACGTTTTTCTAAAGACTGCATGCGTGTGTGCATAACAGCCATATCTGTTAATACTTGTTGTACTTGATTGTTATCCATTTGTTAGTACCCACCCTTGTGTGTTATCAGCTTGATAAGCATCTTCATCCCAAGTGTAATAGTTTCTTGCATCTATTTGTTCTTGCGTCAAAGCTGGATAAGCAATAGGAGCTTGCCATAACCATGTTGTATTATTCAATGTCCAACTTGCAAAAGGTTTCTGTTCATAAAAAACATCATTTGTTGCATCATAATACATACCAATACCAGCATATCTAAATCGTAATGCTTTGCTTTGGTCAGCACTTTCTTCAGACCAATCTTGATGGTCTTTAGGTACATAATGTTTGCCTTCAAAAGTATTATAACTAGTCTTTATCCACTTGGATTTATCACCCCAGTTGCCAGTATCCAATTCAGATTCTTTAATAACAATAACTTCTTTAACAATATTGTTATTATCTATTTTTGCCCAATGTCCCATATTAACTATCCTTGATATTGATATCGCAATACTACTATTCCAGAACCACCAGAGCCACCACTTGCTGAACCAGAGTATGTGCCTCCTGCACCTCCACCACCACTACCTGTGTTACCTGATGCTGATGAGCCATTGTAGTAAGAGCCTGAACCATGTCTTGCACCACCTGCGCCACCTCCTGCCTGACCAGAGCCACCTGCAGTTAAGTTTTCATCTGTACCACCACCACCTCCACCAGCTCTTGTAGCTCCATTGTAGTTTGCATTTCCTGATGATGAGCCAGAACCACCATCTCTAACATCATTAGTTAAATTAAATATGTGACCTTCGCCTACACTTCCTGCGCCGCCACCGCCACCACCTCCTCCGTGGTAGGATGAAAAACCCGGGCCACTAGATCTAGAACCATGCCCTCCTCTATTACCTTGTCCAGATATCCCACTACCTGCAGCGTTCCATCTATCAGGGTTATAACCACCAGACTGTCCACCTCCACCAGAGCCACCATCATCTCCACCACCCTTTCCTCCACTACCATTTGGATTAACAGTGTTTGATATTCTCTTTCGATTTGCTTGTCTAGCACCATGACCACCACCAGTTGAGGTTATACCTAAAGCAGAAGAATTAGAACCATTAGCGGCACCTGGATTTGTACTTCCAGAGCCACCTCCACCTACAGTTATAGTATTATTGCCAGTAGATGATATAGTAACAGTTCCAGTTCGATATCCACCAGCACCTCCTCCTCCAGAAGCAGAAAAAGTATAATTCAGTCCACCACCAGAACCACCACCAGCAATAATTAAATAATCTACAGTAGTATATTGTGAACCCCCTACACCAACAGTAGTAACACCAAAAGTGCCAGAAGATGTAAATCTGTGAAACTTGTAATTGCCAGATGTAGAAATAGTACCACCAGTTGCTACCATATGAGTGACATTTGATGCACCGTAAAATTCATTAAAGGCACTTTGTGCGTTAGCTGATTTACCAATTAAACCTCTAACGTCACTGTCATTGATAGAAACTGTTGTGCCAGAAGTTGCATCAAGCTCGACATGAATATCGTCTAAGCTTATTGCTCCGCTTGTTTGTAGTGCCATTATGGTGATCCGAAAGCTGTTATGTTGTTTGCTGAAGTAACCGCACCATTTGATGCAAGTTTAAATACTGTTGAACCATTATATTTAAAATCTAAATCGTTACCATCCAATACAATTTCCCATTTACTCGTACCAAATTTTACAGATTGGCTCCCCATCAGTATATCGTTACTGTTTACATCTAAATCACCAGCTAACTGTGGAGAACTATCAGCAGACAAATCTGTATCACTGTCCGATAAACGAGCAGATGGAACTGTACCAGACGTTAGATTGCTTGCTGATAATGCAGTTAAATCTGCATGTTGAGTAACAGAACTAGAAGAAAGCCTAGCATCAGCGAATGTACCTGTTGTTATTTTTGCAGTGTCAAGATTTGGAATATCGGATGCAGCTAAAGAAAGCCTAGCTGATGCTATTGTTCCAGATGTAATCTTCGATGCTGGTAACGCTGGAATTTCAGCAGCATCTAATGCTATTCTTGCGTTATCTATTGTTCCTGATGTTATTTTAGACGCTGGTAAATCTGGAATGTCATCGGCTGTAAATCCACCAGTAATTATGTTTGCTAAATCTCTTGCCTTTGTCATTTACTCACCTTTTTGATTTGCTAAATACTTTGCTTTCATATCTGCAGTAAAATAATCTGTTAGCTCTTTCTTAAGGTCAGCGTCAACTTCACCAAAAACATTTTGTAGTTCTGTATCCCAGTCCCAGTCTTCTTGTTTCCAACCTTCTGGCTTTCGTATTTCTTCTTTTACATCACCCTCTTTTTTTGCACCTGATTTTACTTCTTCATCATCTGCTTCATAGTAAGTGTATTCACCACCATCTTCCCAGACATTTGAACACATAAAACCACACGCATGATTATCAGAGGTGCGAACTACATCCATTGAAAATTGATGTTTTGTTGTTGTGTATTTACTCATTTATTTATTCTCCGTTTTTAAACTTGATATGTAAAATGAAAATTCCAGTAAGCATCATAGTAAGCAACTTGATGGAGATTTCTTGCAATAAGCCTATACCCTTGATACCAATGTGAGCTTGACCCAACACTTACAAAACCAGATAAAGTCTCAGAAGAACCACCAGTAGTCCATGCTCTTGATGTACCTATATTTGCATTTGAAGAATATATTCTTGCGGTTGTTGAGCCGGGTTGAACAACTACCAGTCCATATGCACCACTAGAGTAATACGACCCAAAAAATCCCATACCAACACTTCTAAAACTTCCGCTTCTTGATGTAATCGGTAATCCAGTTATGTCTACATAAGTATGGACACTATGGTGCGGTCGGCTAGCCCATTGACCATTAGCAACGCAAGTAACAATATTTCCAGTCCTAGAATAGGTTGCATTTGTATTATGTACACCAGCTACTGTTATATTTGGAGACCAAGTTCCAGTTGCTTGCGTGACTGCACTAACGTGTTGAGTAACAGCACCGCTTGGCACTCTTGCACTTGGTATAGAACCAGATGTAAGATTACTTGCGTTAAGATTTGTAAGGTCAACATGTTGTGTGATATTAGATGACGCAAACCTAGCATCAGCAAAAGTTCCAGAGGTAATCTTTGATGCTGCTAAATCTGCTAATCTAGCTTCTGCGACTGTACCACTCGCAATATTAGAACCATTCAAAGCTGTAATAGCAGAACCTGAAAAGTTGTATCTTAGTGCTTCATACGTACTCATTATTATTTCTCCTGTAATACCCAACCTTGGGCTGCATTTACGTAAACTAATGCAAGACCTGCTCTATCAGTTGCTACTGTCATATCACTTGCATCTCCTTGTATCTTGTGGCTGTTTCTAGCAATAGTTAAGTTGTTACTATCAAAGGACCCTGTATGATCTACAAAACGTATAGTATCTCCTAATGCTGCAGAGCTAGGTAAAGTAGCTGTTACAGCACCACCTGAAGTATCAACAAAGTATCCACGACTAGCTGCTGCGTTAAATGCACTTGTTTTAATTTCCCAAACAAAATCTTCTTGTAACGTAACAGAACCACCTAAAGCAACTGATGATCCATTAATAGTTATTGCTGAGTTAGCTAATGCTGAGTTAGGAACTGAGCTTAGTCTAGCGTTTGGTAATGTTCCTGTAGATAGGTTAGATGCATTTGTTGTATCAACAACAGCAAAAGTATTATCTCCTCGTAAAAATGTAGTAGTATCTTTTGTTCCAGAAGTTCCAAGTCTTGCTATAGGAACTGTGCCAGCATTTATGTTTGATGCGTTAATTGATGCAACGTTAAACGTACCAAACCCAACTATGTCTACTACATCACCGTTTGCAAGAGCAGAAGCAAAAGTAACTGTGTCACCACTTGTAACAGTTACGTCTGTACCATTAACTTGCTTTACACCATTAAGATAAACATCAACAAAACCAGCATCATAATTTAAACTATTTCCGTTTGCATCAGATCCTGTAACAGATGTTGGAGTTCCACTAATGTTATAGGTAAATCGTGCGGATGTTCCGTTTACAGATGACCCTGCGTTTTGAAATCCACTCGATCCAAAAACTTTCATTGTGTTTGATGAAGTATCAAAAACTAAATCACCAATATCGTTATTACTAGTAGGTGTTCCTGCCTGAACTCTATATCTATCTGCAAAATCATTTATACCAGAAACATTATTTGCAACGGTTGTTACGTTTGAAGCTATTCCTGCTACTGAAGTTACATTTGAACTTATACCAGCTACCGTGTTAATATTAGCATTATTTCCTGCTACTGTATTAATATTAGAACTATTTCCAGCAACAGCAGTGATGTTACTTGCGTTACTTACAGCAGCATTAATATTACTTGCGTTACTCACTGCAGCATTAATGTTTGTTTCATTGCCTGCTGCTGAAGTAATGTTACTGTTGTTACCTGCTACAGCATTAATATTAGTTGCGTTTCCAGCAACTGCATTTACATTTGCTATTGATCCTGCCGTTGTGTTTACGTTAGCTATAGACCCAGCAACTAGTGATATATTACTATCCTTAACAGTAATAGTATTACCCATACCGTTACCATGAACGTAACAATAGTATCTTAAACCACTGCTAGGCGCGTTAGAGGCCACCTCTATTTGAATCTTACGTGCTCCCGAAGCTCTACCAGCATTAAAAGTAGTTACATTAACATAGTTTGATTTTGTTGCTGATGATCCGTTTAAGAAATAAGAAACACCAACATCATACTCAGAACTACCGTTCTTAAAAACTAGTGGATGCCCATCGTTACTTGAGTCTGTTTGATTAAATATATAAGTATTACCTCTAAACATCTCTATTGCTGGATAAGCAGCACCATCAAGATAAAAGAAATTACCACTTCCAGGATTTACAACAGTTACTGTATAAGTCTTTTCTAAACTGTTAGCAAGAGATGTGACGTCACTAGCTATGTTTGCAACACTAGTTACATTAGAGCTAATACCACCTACTGTATTAATATTTGTAGCATTTCCTGCTACTGCAGTAATATTTGAGTTAGCTGCTGCTACTGTATTAATATTTGTTTGTTCAGAGCTAGTTGGTTTTACATCTTCCCATGCAGATCCGGTATAAACTTGCATACCATCGCCAGTTTTAAAGTATAACGCACCTGTAGCTAGCGCATCTCCATCATTATCAGTTGACGGATCACTACTTTTAGCTCCTAAATACCTATCATCAAAACTATCGAAGCTATTTGCAGCATTTGTGGCACTAGTAGCCGCCGCAGACGCGCTCGAAAGCGCAGAGTTGGCTTGTGTTGTGGCGTTTGTGGCCTGAGTTGATGCTGTAGACGCTGAAGCTGCTGCGTTTGTTGCACTAGTTGCTGCATTTGTCTCACTTGTAGCAGCGTTTGTCGCGTTTGTGCTAACAGAAGACACAGCATTGCTAGCTGTTGTGGCGCTACTGGCTGCGTTTGTGGCGCTTGTAGCTGCTGCAGTTGCAGAACTAGCTGCTGCGGTTGCAGAAGTTGACGCTTCTGTAGCTTTTGTTGTTGCTGTTGTTGCCTGTGTGGCAGCTGTAGTAGCAGAAGCGGCTGCATTAGTTGCAGAAGTTTGCGCAGATGCAACGTCTGCTGCAACAAGATCGGGTATACCATCAATTTTTGAGTCAGTAAATAAACCACCGTTAGCTTCATTGTCTGTCGCTCCTGTAAACTGACCTGGTCGTGCTGGTGTTGTCATTATATCAACCCTCTTCCGTTAAAGTTTATTTGTACATTACCACCAGAAGCATTTCTTTTCCTGTCTTCGTTATTAAGTTCATTAATTTCGTTATCAAACATTAGTTTATACTTAGCAGCTTGTTGATCATCTTGCACAAATGCAAAAACTTCTACTAATGCCCCATATAGTAGTATGCGTTCATTTTGGTCTCTTAACCAGTTTGGTACTTCTGTACCTATATAATTAACTGAGTTTGTACCTGCGCTTCCTGTATCAGCAGCTGTAGCTTCTGATTGAGTTGCATATGCAGTAGTTGTATTACCATTTACAAAAAATAACGGAGTTGTACCACCAGAGGTAGTTAAAAATCCCGCTGTAAAGTTTAATACTGTTACGGCATATTTAGCATCTAATGCAGGTAATCTTCTATAATATAGTAACTCAATACTGTCTGCTGTATTACCAAAAGCATTTTCACCAAAGCCAGGTGTTAAAAATATTAAGTTACGTTCTCTAGTAAAGTAGTTATTAGCTAAGTACTTTTCTGCTGTAGGATCGTTAAACGTTCTAACATCTAACTTTTCATTAAATACTCTAGTTGCACCACCAGCAGAATCTAACTCTTTTATTTGTATTATTTCAATTAAATCAAATGGAACCTTTATCTCAGTTTTGCTAGATTGTAGTTGAGTGTTATTAGTTGTAGCTGCTTCCAAAGTTGTTTTATTATAAGTTGCAACGTTTTCTAAAGGAGGAACTCTAAGATTTCTATAGGCCTTATCAGCTGCGTATCTCAAAGAATCTTTAATAATGTTATCACTAACAACTTCTTCGTCTCTGTTAGACCAATTGCGTACTAAAGCTACGAGTTCAGTATAAGTCATAATACCCTCCTATGTATTTACAAGCAGATGAGGATATTCCATTTTTAATATAACTTTTAACTTTTTAAGCTTGTCCTTATCGTGCATAAAGGCAGGATCATGTAAATCAATACCATAATCCTCTTTTATTTTTATAGCGACTATATCAGGTATAGTAGCCATTTTACGATAACCCATTTTGCTTTTACCAAAGTAAGCCTCTCTATCCCTATCTCGCTTTACTGATTCAATAAAATGTGTTACATCTTGTGTAGCTTGCCAATTGTTGGTTTCTAAATCATATCCAGCCTTTATAGACTTTTTAGGATCAACGGTGGCACTAGAAAAATTAAATTCATATTGCCTTCCCATTATGTAGCAGCCTCTGTTATAGCAACAAATCTTCCTGACTTGCCTATATAACCTAGCTCATCACCAGCAGTTGCGGCTGCAGGTGCTGCGTTAGTTGCTACTGAACCTGCGTTAGGCGTAAAATGTGTTAGCTTATATCCACCACTAGTTACTTCAGCGATTCTAAATACTGATCGGTCTACTGGATATATATTTCCATTAGCTGCTCTTATTACGTACATTGGCTTTCCCTCCCTTATGCACTGTTTGTATTTCGAAAGAAGCTTTTAAACTTGCTCCCTTGTGTGGTTTATATCCACCTGCAGGATTTTTCATTAGTTTAAAACCTTTACCACTTTTCATCCAATGAAACCCTTCAGGCGCTTGTACAGATTTATTTGCCATTTTTATCTTTCCCGTGTGCTTTTCTTATTGCTTGTTTACCTTTTTTAAATATACTAGATACTTGTGACTTACCCATAACTCTAGCTCGTTGTTCTCCAACAGTAAGTATTTGTATCTTTCTAGCATAAGGCTTATTAATTCTTTTTACTTTAGCTACCGTTGCCCTAGCATCAGCTGGCGTAGCAAACTTTATACTTACTGTATCCTTAGGGTTTTCGTCTGTATAAAGTCTGCGGCCAGAACCTTTAGGCTTTTTACCAGTACCCTTTTTAGGATCTGGCATTATGCTTTTTTAGTCATGTTAGGCTTATTCCTAGCTGGTCCACAACCCGCTACTTTAGCACCATGTTTATAGTATTTAGCGTCATGAACTCTACCACCATGCATCATCTGCATAACTTTGTTCATATCGTCCATTACCATTCCTCCGCCCGGCTTATAGTGTACTTTACCACCGTGCATCATTTTCTTATCTTTTCCGTAATGACCTGGCATTTATCTCTCCCTTAATTTAAAAAATGGGGAGGCGATTAAACCTCCCCAAAAGTCTTATGCAAGACCGTAGATAGCTCCGCAACCCTTAGGATTACGTACTTCAAGTGTAAGCTCTTCAACCATCATTCCAACAGTTGAGTCACCCTTTTGCCCTACGTCCACCTCTTGTAGAGGTCGTAGATTCGCAATAGCGAAATACATAGGATCGTAAATTAACGCTGACTTGTCTGCCATGTTAGTTGTAGCACCTAGGTTACCAGGTGATCCAGCAGAGTTTGTTAGCTGTACGGCATTCGTTAGACCCATGATGTAGTTAGGTACTACCATTAAGTCACCAAAATCAGACATGTATACGTCGACAGATTGACGTAGCTGTCCTGAGGAACCGATTTCTCGCTTAACACCGGTATCAGATACCATTAAGTCAGAGAAGTCTCTCCTTAGTTTTGGTGATACCATTATGCTAGTAGCGGTTCCACCCTGCTCATAGATTTTCTGCATAACAGAGTCGATGTCTGTTAATGCTAGAGAACCTGTAGAAGGCTGAGAAGTTCCAGAAGTAGCAGCACTTCTAATTCTACCAGTACCATCTGCAGTTGTTGCAGGAGCACCATACCCACCTACGTATACGCAAGTGTCAGTAGAGTTAATGAAGGACTGGTATCCACCAGCACTTCTGGCGTTAGCATTTTGGTTACCAACAGCAGCAGAAACGTTGTGTGAGTGAATCATGTCGTGCTCGACGTCACGCTTCATTTCAGTTCCGCGCTTTTTAAGTTGGTAAGCATACTCATCAGCTACACCAGCTTGATCAACAGCTCGTCTAGTTCCTGACACAGCAATAGTTTTACCATTGATCTGTGTGTAGTTACCTAGTCGTGTTCGGTTAGGTCCATCAGTTGCAAACTTAGCACCAACTGCAGGAGTTGCAGTCGCACCACCACCTGATACAGGCTCAATGTAATCGGTACCCTCACCGATCCTTGAGTCACCAGGAGTTTCTAGTTCGTCAGTCTGCCATTCGTGATAGATTGCAGAAGCTTTCGCTTTACCGATAGATGATATAAAAGGAGTTTCGTCCCTTGTAATCATCGTAATAAAATCAGCAAGGTCTTCCCTTTGGGAAACGTCCTTGCCTGTGGATCTAGCCGGACCTGCTGGTCCACCTACACCACGTACACCAAGTACATTAGTCATTTGTAATTACCTCCAAAGACTGAGTTAAGTTAAACGTTACTCAGAGACTTTTGGGCTATTGACTTTAGGAAATCCATATCTTCGTTGCCTTCACCTTTCCCAGCTAGTACTTTTGCACGCAGTACCTGGTCAGCATCTTGTTTCTGTTTAGAAACAGTTTTAGCTTTCCTCACTGGTGCCTTTTTAACTGGTAAGGCTTTACGCTTTACAGAACCTTGCTTGATGCCTTGTTTTAGTTGTCTGTAGTCATCTACAAACTTTACTATACTAGGATCAGTAACAGTATTTAAAACATCCTCTTTTATTCCTTCTGCTAGAGCAAACTCACGTATAAGTTTAGCTCTACTCTCGTCGTAACCAGGTATCATAGTAGGAATAGTATCGTTAAAATGCTTTATTTGCTCATTCCAAGCTTTCTGAGTTTCCTCCTGTGCTTGTTTTTGCACAGCAGCTGTTAATTGCTCTCGCTTGTTACGAGCAGTCCAATACTCTTTTTGCACTTGTTCACGCTCGTCTTTTAATTCACTTAAGTTGTATGAATCATTATCCTTACGTGCTTCTGTAATTTTTTCCTCGAGTTTATGGTATTGTTCCGCTAAGTCTTTTTCACTTGAATACAATACTGTTAAACTAGCTTTTGACATACCGTCAAGTTGTGCTAATTTATCTTGGTATTCTTTTTCAAGTTCTTTCCTAGCATCTCCAAGCTCTCGACCCTTCTTAGAAAGAGATTGTTCAGTAGAGTAACCTTTAATAAGATCACCAAAAGATACTTCAGTATCTGTACCGTCGATTTTAACGGATACTTTAGCATCTAAGTCTAAGTCTTCTTGAGAATAAGTTTCAGTTTCTTGGGTAGCGGCTTCTTCAGCGGCATCCTCAACTGGCGCTTCTTCACTTTCTTCTTGGACCTCTTCTTCAACTTCTTCGCTAACGGGTTCCTCAGACTCTTGGGTCTCTGAATCTGATTCTTCCGGGTCTAACTCAGGCACTTGCTCTTCGGGTAGAGATTGTGTAAAAGGCGAGCTTTTCACAATGTCAGCCAGCAACTGATCTTCTGTTCGACCTACATTGGCTTGGGAGTCATCCTGTTGGGTAGAGTCCACTTGTGCTTCTGTATTATTATCCATTAGCTACCTCCTTTACCGGGGCTGCCTTAGAATTCTTTAATTCCTTTTTATATATATCTTTTAAAGTATACAGACTTACTAACAAACCACAGTTAACTTTTGTTTTACCTGCAGATCTCATAGAGTCATACTCTAAAGTATTTATCATTGTGTCTATATTATATAGTAGTTCGGTTTTATTTATTTCCCTCACTCTCGTTCTCCTTCATTATAGGTACATTTTTTCCATAAGTCTCAATATTTATCATCTTCTCTTTGACACTACCAAGTGCCATTGCAGTTGCGTATAAAAACTCTCGAGACTTAGTTTCGTGAGGCTCGGTCTTTAACCATTGTAAAAACAGATCTACTAGTATATCACCATATGCTTCATCAAAAAACTCATCCCGTTCTCTAGCTGCGAACTTACCTTGTACGTGAGCTCGCCTAGCTAGTTCTTCCGGGTGTATCTTATGATTACCATAGGATTTAGTATTACTTAGCCTCTTCTCAGCCGTCGCTTTATACTTATCCATTTTGTCCTTATTTTATTTTAATCGTTCTAGGTTTCTTCTCTTCAGGAAGTATCTTTTCTAATTTAATAGTAAGTAAACCACAAAGCAAAGATGCGTCTTTTACAACTACATCTTCAGCTAGTGTAAACTTTTTATGAAACTTTCTGTAAGAAATACCTCGATAAATTTTATCGTTATCATCTTTATTTTCTTTTACAGATTTAATAGATAGCATGCCATCAGCTACTGTAACTTCTATTTCAGACTTGTCAAAGCCAGCTACTGCCATCTCTATCTTAAATTTTTCTGCATCCTCCTTTACAATATTAAACGGAGGATAAGTATCCGTATTTGTATTTTCTGCTAACCTTTCTACTAATCTATCAAAACCAATAGTGTAGGGTGTATAATTATTGAACCAATCAATTATTTCTAAATGTCTCATTTGTTTCTCCTTAAAAAGCAAGATAATAAATGCATAAAACACCTAAGATAACCATAATAATATGCGTTATCAAAGCTTGTTTATTCATTTATGCAATCAGCGTGTTATATACAATCTCACCATTTTGTGCAGATGTACCATGCGCTGTTTTTAAACTAGTTAATGTTTGGGCTCCATTATCTAGCCCTGTAACTATAAGAAAAGACTTTTCAGCACAAGTTAATCCTGTCTGTACGTCTGTTCCGCCTGTAGCTACATTAAACGTAATTCTAGCATCAGAGTCATTAGTAACCATTATACTTCCAGCTCCTGAGCCAGCAGCAGTCGTTACTGTACCTGATTGTGTGCCTCCAACTCCTGAAGCATTAATTGTTACTGTTCCCATTTTTTCCTCCTAAAATGCTACTTGCCATCATTAATATTTCGTCATAGCTCGGATGAGGTGGTATTTGTGCCCCTTCCTTCTGAGCTTTAACACTAAGTTCTGCCCATTGCTGAAAATGTTTATCTATAGCAACAGCTAGTTGTCTAGCATTATCGTCCATAGTATTTTTAGCTTGAGCGTTTGTATAGGCAACATTAGCTTCTTGTAACTTAACATCACTCATTGCTTTTTGCATAGCCGCCTCTCTAGTTGTTTTAGCGGCTTGCGATTGCAACTGTATTGCTTTCATAGCTTTTTGCCTAAACTCGTCTTTATTATAATCTTCTAAGAAATCGTTACTATCTAAATTCATAGCTTCTATTATTTTAGTAGCTAATACCGCAGGAGCTTCTGGCTTTATAGCCATACCTGCTCCTTGTTTATTTAAAGCCGGGAGAACTTCTGCACCTATTTGTCTCAACTTGTTTAGTCGAGTGCTGTTACTATTTTCTCCTATATCAAGAAGAATTTCAACTTCCATCTTACTTGGTAGTGCGTTCATATCTATAGTTTTGTATACATTATTCATATTAAAAGAAAGTTTTCTTTTCATATTTTTATGCATAGTCGTATAGACCCCAGCAATTAACCGCTTAAATCCTGTTTCAGCAAATCTCCGCGCAATATGAGATATACGCTTCTGGGCTGCTGATTGAACAGCGGCAAATTTTTGCTCAGAGTTACCTGATACGTACAAAGTATCGTTAAGACCTTGTACTGTTTTACTCATACCTGTAGCTTGTTCTTTTATTGTCTGTAAATGGTTTAATAAAGGAACTGTACCTGTAGATATAGTTTCAGGTGGTAGAGTTGTTACTGATCCTTGAGGATTACCATTTGTAGGTATAATCTGCTTTGGTTTCATATTTTGTAAAGCAGAAAAATCTACTACATTTGGATCAGCAAGCTTTGGAGCATAGTTAGTTAAGTAAGTATTTTCTACAAAACCTCTTAATATTGCTGTGTTTGCTAATGTAGAGCTTCTTGTAAAGTCTGCCATTGACAAACCATAAAACTCAAACGGTATATCAAAAGGAACTATAGAAGCTAGTGGTATTTCATCAACATCATTTTCATATATAATATGATTACCAATAGTCATGATGTGTTTTAGCTCAGCAATACCATCTCCATCTCTATCTACTCTTATCCAGCATTCTGTAACGTTTACATTTATATTTGCTTCTAATGGTACTTCATATGATTCAGCAGATCCTTGCCAATACTCTTGCCCTGTTACATGCTTTCTAGCTGCAACATCTTGTGAGTATTTAGCAGAACCTAACCATGAAGTATCATGCATACTATCAAAATCTATATCATCAGATACTTCTGGGTAATACTTTCGTATTTCAGATCTTGACATTTGTGTCTGTATTCCTACAAACTGAGCATCAGATATACATGTAGACTCTCGTGATATTCTAAAATTTTCTGGTGGTATTAGTTCTAGTTTTACTTTAGACTTATCTATTTTCTTTCTAACTCTAACATCAACATAAACTAATTCTAGTTCATCTTCTTGCGTTATTTCAGACTTAACAGGTCTGTTTTCAAACTCTAATTCTCCAACGACCTCTACATTGTCATCGGCTAATATTTCATCTAGTTTTACCTGTGTTATTTCTTCATAATCTTCAAACACATAATCGTAATCTTCTACAAAGTCCCATCTACATACAGAGTTTTTCCATAGTAAAGCAGCTTTAATCCATTGTGACATAAACTCCCAACCATTGTTTTGTTTAAACATACAATAGTTAACTACATCACTAGCGTCTTTTGCAGACTTAAATGCTGCTGGACTATCATCATAAGGCATAAACCTAGCTAGTTTATGATTATTTAAAAACAAATCAGATAAAATAGCAGTATATGCTTCTATGACTTCAGTAGTAGAAGTATCAACAATAGCGGAAACTCCTTGTGGTGATAGATGATCTGACGGAACTCCAGCGTATTCATAAGTTGCTTTTAATCTTTCTCTAGCTAAGTCAGAACTATTAAGAAAGTCACCAGTACTGTTTTGAACTCCCATTTCGATAAGATTAATGAGTTGCTCGTCGGTAACTGGTTCTTTATAACCATACCGTTTCATTAATACTTACCTCCTATTTTTAAATAAGTTCTTGCTGCCTTTTCTAATTCAACAGCTGTATATTCTTTAGGTTTAGGAAGAGGCTTGTCTAATACCTCTTTAGTCGTCTTTTCTTTTTTCTGTTGCTGAATTACAGCATCTTGTATATATCTAGTCATGATCCGCTCCCGGGTTCATTCAATCAA